GCTACTTCAAAAAGGCATAAATTATGCTCAAATTTTAAATATAAAGATAAAATAGGTTTTTCTGTTATAATAGTTTCTATTATTCTATTATCGTGTCTTTCTTTAAATATTTCAGCTTTTAAGACATCAATTTCACTACTAATGCTTATAATATTCATATTATAATTTTATTAATCAAGTAAATAATTATCTGTAAATATACCTCTATATCAAAAAAATCATATAACTACTAATAATATAGCAAATATATAGTATTGACCTTCAGCTGATGAGCTTGTCGAATTAGCGTATTTATGCATATTAAGTTGGTGCATAATAATTAAAAAAGTTGTTAAGCTTGTAAATTGTACAAGTTTTAATATTGTTGTTTTATTATTCATTTTATTGTTTTATAATTTAAAAAATATTGTCGTTTTCTATATCTAAGGCGTCGGCGTAAGTTGTTTTTTTATATTCTACTCATATATAGTTTTTAAAAAAGCTTTTTAAATATACCTTTTTAGTTTTTCAAGTTGCGAGTGCAGTTTTATATATATAATTTAAGTGTCAAAACTTAGCTCTTATATTTTGCCTAAGTAGATTAGCTTCTATAATATCTTCTCACTCTTTTGTATTTCCCTTACTTGCTACAAAATTATTAAAAGCTTTGTCGTGATATATATATTTATACATAGGCTTATAAATTAATTTATAAAAATTGTTTATATTTTTCTTCCCATTTTAAGATATCAGTCTTATCTGCTATATTAACTGCTAAACCTTTACTATTAATATAATATATACTAACCTCCCAAGTATCAGCAATAAAAGATAAGGTCCAATTATTACTTTGAATTTCTAAGTCCTTAAATCAGTCAATTAATTCTTTTCTTGTTTGTGGTTCTTCTTCTGTCCGACTTTTAAAGTTTGTCCCTTGTTGACATTTTATAATATATTTTCTCATAATGTTATAATTTAATAAATAAAATCTTTTAGTGTTTTATATATATAGCTTTTACTAGTTGATCAATTACTAAGCATATATATATAAATATCGTTTATAAGCTCTTTTTTAGTCTTATATACTACCATAGCAGTCAAAAACTCGCAATGGTTTTCTATTAGTTCTTTTTTATTCATATTATTATAAATTAATATATAAACTTGCTAGCATTTCTGCGTATATGTAGCAATTTAATAGGAATAACATTAGTGTTATTCAGTCTCTTTGTATTTCGCTCATAGTGTAATAAATTAAATGGTAAAAAGTAGCATAATATACTACATATAACACGCCGTAAATATCAAGCGTGCTACAATGTAAAATATTATTAATCTTTTATAATATAAGTGTTTTCATCTACTTCTAGTAGTGTCGTATTTCCTCTTAACTCTTCAAGTATTGCCTCGAATTCATCATCTTTATCGCCTTCATAGTCTTCAATATAAGAATCAATTAAATATGTATACTCTCTTAAAATTTCATCTTTTGTATATTCTGAGTAGTCACATCTTATTGCTACTTGGTCAAACTCTATATTTTCGCCGATATCATCTGATAAGTCATCTAAATAATCAATAAGCGCGCTTGCTCAAGTGTAAGTAAAACCGTTATCCTTATTTGAGCTTAATTCTAAAGCGTAAGCGTCATTGCTTCTAGTTGTAATAATTGCCATAATGTAAAAAATTATTAATATAAAATTGTATAGCTATTAAGTAAATAACTATATAAAGCCTTTAAAAGTTTATTTAAAAGCTTTAATAATTATTTAAGAGAGTTTAATGTAAAAACTCAATTTTGTATATCTTTTAAAATATCAATTGCTTTAATTCCTTTAATTTGTAATTCGCTATATAATCAATTGATTTTAATATCAAAATTATTACTTTTAAAAGTAATTCTATTAGGTGTAGACTTTCAAGCCTCTACATATTTAAATGAAATATTATCATTAATATTTCATTTTATTGTTTGTAACATAATATAAAAAATTATTAATATAAAATTGTATAGCTATTAAGTAAATAACTATATAAAACACTTATAGTTTAATATAAGCGCTTTAATAATTATCTAATAAGGTTAGTAAGTTTTTTATTATTTCTTTTTATTTCACTAAGTAAAAATTTAGCGCATTCTACTTGGTCTATTCTAGGATTTTCAAAAAATACTTTTTTTCAATTCAATACATAGAATCATTGCATATATTGTATATATTGACTCATTTTTACTAAATTACTTCTTATTATTTTATTTTTATTATAAGTAAGTGCTTTTTTCTTATTTTTTAAAATTTGTTTATTGTATTCTATAAAATCAAACATAGTATAAAAAATTATTAATATAAAAATTTATAGCTATTAAGTAAATAACTATATAAAACACTTATAGTTTAATATAAGCGCTTTAATAATTATCTAACAAGTTTTATCTACTTAAAAAATTAAAATATTCTAATCAAGTTTTTGTTATAACTTTTTTAAAATCATAACACTTAAATATATCATCTCAAGTATGAGTTTTTCAAGTTATCAAAATAATGTTATCTTTTTTATTTATATAATTATTATTATATAATTTTTCTATTAATAAAAATCTATTTATTAAAACTCAATCAATAAACATTTCTTTTTTTAATACGCTTTCAATTCTAGCCTTTTTTACTCAATTAAATTGACTTAAAAAGTCGTTTAAGTTTTTTTCTTTTTCTATATTGTTTTTTATTTCTTTTTCTTTTTCTTTTATTTCTTTTTCTTTTTTCTCATTTTGTTTATTAATTTTTTCGCTTAATTCATTTTGTATATTATACAATTCCTCAACCTCTTCTTTTTCTAATATAGTATAATATAGCGGTTTTTCTTTGTTAGGCGTAAAAAATTTTTCGATTGCATAATCATATGCATAATATAATCAATCTTTATAGTCAAAAATATCATATATATCTCTTAAACCTTTTTGTATTAAAGGTCAATTTATTATTTGTTTATTTTGCATAATATAAAAAATTATTAATAAAAACCGTATACAATAAATATATATTATATACAGTAGCTTATTAATAATAAGCAAGCTAGTAAATCCTTTAGTATTTATTAAAAACTTTTTGCAGTAGGTCGTAAACTTTCATTTACTAAGTTCTAGCTTTCGCGGTTTATGTTAAAGGTCTTATATTTAAGTAACATCAGTATATTATCATAGATCTGAAATAAGTCAAAACTTTTTTTAATTTTCTTTTTAATTAAATAGTTTTTATCTATTTCTATTAATCTGATATAAATATATCATAATATTTTTATATTGCAAACTTTTTTTGCACTTTTTTTATTTATCTTTTACTTTTTCTTTTCTTTTAGCTTTCACTTGCTAAAAATCTAATGTTGCCGTGTGTTGTTTTATACGACAGTAAGTAAAACTATAGTATTATATAGTAATTTATTAATATATTTTATGTCTGACTAAATACAGCCTTTTTAAGGCTTTTAAAAATGTTTTTGGTATAATAACACTCTGACAAAATAAACAGCTCTTATATGGCGTTTAAATAAGTTTTGGCTATATAATGCTTTGGCTTGTTATTCTTTGGCTTGTTTTCTTTGGTAGTAATGAGTTATTATTGATAATAATATAATATTAAATTGATATATCACACGCGCAATGTACATAAACTTATTTACGTTGTACATAACTTTCTTACTTTTTACTGTCCGCCTTGCTTTAAAAAATATGTAACAAAATGTTACGCTTGCAAAATGTTTATTTTAGCACTTAGCACATAAAAGTGTTAGGTGCTTAGCACATAGGGGGGATGTGTGCCAGCGAATTAAATATGGGAGAGGTTGTTGATATATCACAAACAAATTTTTTTCATTTTTTTCAAACTGCCATATTAACCTCTTTTGGCTATTTAATGCTTTTAAAACATAGGTGGTGATTTATTTACTATAGGTGAAACTATTAGGTGGTGAAATATTTACTATAGGTAGTTAAAAAACACCATTTTTAAGTTGGCTTAACAAAGGCTATACTATGTCGCACACCTTTAGAAATGGCTTGTTTATAGGTGGTGATATAATGGACAGGATAATAATATAATATAATAATATAATATATATATAATAATATAATATAATAATTCTTTTTCTTTTTTGGTTCTTTTTTCTTTTTAGTCTTCTGATATACAATAAAACAAACTGTATTACATTGGGGCTTCACTGCGTTCGCCCTGTTAATAACATACACTACCTATAACACTATTTAATAACATCACCTTATCACTCTTTCTTTATTAATTAACACACTAAAGAACACACTACAAAAGAAGCTACTGTCCCAAAAGTTAAAGGTGCCCGCCCTGTGGTTTGTATTTACACTATTTGAAATGTTCTAAAACGCTCATAAACACCATTTAAATGCGTTCTAAGAGGTGTTTGAGTTAAAAAGGATATATGGTAGCCTAAGCACTATTTTTTTTGCTCTCAGCTCATTTAAATGCGATTTTACTGTTTTTGCTCTTATATAAGCCATTGTTTACAAAAGGTGTGTTGTATAGTATATTAAGAGTGTAAGACAAGAAATAAACAAATAAATACATAAGAAGAAGAAATATATGGTAGTAAACAAGAGATGAAGACCTCCTAAGCTCCGTGATTATGTAAAACTGACAAAAGCCGAGAAAGAAGAAATATATTATAACTACACTAATGGTGGTAGTGAACTTTCGTTAAGTGAGTTTGCTAAACAAGAAAGACTTGCGCCAGTAGATATGAGTAAACTCCTTAGACTTTATGAAGTGTCCACTTGAGAGGATGTGAAGAATGAATTGAAATCCATTCTTTGACAAGACTCAGCTATAATAAAGAAATGACAAGCTTTTATTAATGACTACTTAGATGATTTGTATAAACAAAGAAAGAAGGTGGGGATAAAAGAAATAGAGACAATTATTAAAGCTTTAGATAATAGTTTGAAGCGTTCGGCGACAGTGACAAAGATGCAGGAGGATAAAGAGAAGGATTGACCTAGTGATGTAACAGTGAAAATAACTTTATAAACATATGGCAAAGACAAAAGAAATAAAACTTGACCTTTCTTTTTTGAAAGATTGGCAAAAGGCAGCATTTAAGAAGATGCAGAAACATAGATATAATATTCTCATCATTCATCGTAGAGCCTGAAAGTCTGTTCTGTCTATAGCTTATTTAGTGTATAAAGCTTTAACATCTCCTAATAAAGATTTATGATATATATGACCATATCTAAATCAAACTAAGAGTATAGCGTGGGAGTATTTAAAAAGGTTTGCAGAACAAATAGAGTGAGCAGAGATAAATAATTCAGAGCTTACAGTGAGGTTTCATAATAGAAGTACAATAAGATTGTTTGGTGCTGATAATGGAGATGCTTTGAGAGGGCTTAACTTATCCACTGTTATATTAGATGAATATGCAGATATAAGTCCTGAGTTGTATGGTAAGATTATATTTCCTATGGTAAATTTCCACTGAGAGGAATGACAAACAATATTCTTATGAACACCTAAAGGTAAGAATCATTTCTATCAACTTTATAATAAAGCTGTAAAAGATGATAAACGGTATGCTCTAAAATTAGATGTAGAAAAGAGTGGGACATTGTCTGAAGAATTAATAGAAGAAGCTAGAGAACAACTTCATCTCTCTCAATTTATGCAGGAATACTATTGTAGTTTTGAAGCTGCCGTGCGTTGAAGTTATTATTGAGAATATATAGAAACACTATTTACAGAAGAGAGAATGCAGAGTGATTTATATGACCCTGCGCTACCTGTAACAGTTCATATAGATTTATGAATAGATGATGCTACATCAATGGTGTTTACGCAATATGTATGAAATGATGTTAGATGGATTGATTATGAAGAATTTAATTGAAAAGGTTTTCCATATTATATGCAACTACTAAAGAGTAAGGAATATAATTATGATGTCTTCTTTCTTCCTTGGGATGCTAATGTGCGTGACTTATCTACAGGTACAACTAGACTAGAGACATTTAGAAAGATGGCAGAAGGTGTAGCTGAGGTGCAGATAGTTAGTAGACAGAAAGTGGAAGACTGAATAAATGCTGTAAGAGAGATGTTTCCTTTCTTATATGTAGATGACACATTAGAACAACAACTAGATAGGTTGGCAATGTATGAGGCAAAATGGGATGAGAAGAAACAAATATTTACAAAACCTATACATAATGAATTTTCTCATTTAGCAGATGCTATGAGATATTGTGCGACAACATATAAAAACAAGACAGCCATTATACCTCATTATGAGGCGTTTACAGTTGATTATTGAGAATTAATATAAAACAATTATGACAGAAAGAGTATATGTTTCACTAGTGAAGAAAGAAAAGAAGGAGTGTAAAACAACAAGCTGACAATCAACTTGGGTGTTAGACCTTATATATAAATGTAAAGGAGAATATCTACCTATATTAATTAAAGACTTAATAGATGGTGATGATGAAAACATTTTAAAACAAGCTAAACAAAAAGCTAGAGAATATTTTATTAATAAACATACTGCAGATGTTTGATAACAATAGTAAAAGGGATGTAATAGTTCCTCAATGAATGAGAGAATCAGAGGTGCTGGCACAAGTGGCTGAAGAGTATCAAAACTGATATAACTCTGTTAGAGATAAAAGAAGTAAAATGAAAGCTGACTTAGAGAAGTATTATGTAGCAGCTACAAAAGAAGACAAGGTGAGTGTACATACTATATACACTACAATGCAAACACTAATGAGTGTGTTTTATAATGATAAGACTGTTGTAGAATTTGAAGGCCGCACATCTTCTGCTCAAAGTTATGCAGACAATTTAAATAAATTGGTAGAGTTTGACTATGATGAGATGGGGTTAGATAAGGTTGATTATCAATGGATATGGGACTCTTTCTTCCACTGAGTTGGTATAAAGGTGTTAGACTGATGGGACTCTGTTACTAAGACTCCTATAGCTAGAACCATAAGTCCATTAGCTTGGATACCTGACCCACAAGGTTGATTTAGTATAGAGAGTCATAGATGGTGTGGATTTGAATCAGAAGTTACTAAGGCTAGTTTAGGTAAATGATTTGTTAATGTTGACCTTATTAATGATAAACCTTCTAAGGAACAAGAAGATATTAGAAGAGCTTATCAAGAAGGTAGAAATATTAATGACTTATTATGAGATGTAGAAGAAAATAAGAAATATTCAATCTATCATCATTATACTAGAATAGACTGAAAACCATATCTAATAACTACAGCTAACAACAACACTCTTATTATAAGAATGATTGAAATGAAACCTGTATTAGCAGAAGAAAAGAAAGACCACAGTAAGATAATGTTTCCTGTTGCTCTTAAATACTATTCTCCATTACAAGGTGACCCATTTGGTGTAAGTGTTCCTGACTTATTAAGAGATAAGCAAACAAGTGAAAGTAAGCTTTTCAATTTAACTCTTATAAGTGCTACAAGAAATGCTTTATGAGATGATAAACTGTATAATCCAAAGAAGATAAAGAACATTAATGAGCTTAAAACTCCAACTGTATGAGGTAAATATATAGCTGCTAATGTTAATGAATGAGAAAGTTTGGCGAATGCTATATTGGCAGTGCCTAAAGAAAATCCAACTTCGCTACCATTTAATATAGAAGAAAGAATATCATATCTAAATCAACTATCTACAGGTATTAATGCAAATACACTATGAGTTGGTTGAATGCAAAATATGACAGCTGCTGAAGCACAAAGTATACAAAAGAATGCCAACTTAAGATTTAATTTAGCTACTAAGGTGCAACTTTGGTGAGTGAAAGACTTCTATAATTTCTATTTAAAGAGTTATATATATAACTTAAAAGGAAGTGAAAAGAAAGTATTTAAACTAACTTCTGCATTTGGTGCAAACTTCTTTGAATTAAAGAAAGATGATTTTGCTACTGAAAAAGACATTAGAATAAAGGTGAAAGCTAAGAGTGAAATTGAAGAGGAAAGAAATAAATATAAGAATGACCTTTATTGATTAGCTCCTCAAATATTGGCTGACCCTGAAACTCCAACAGTTGGTAAACTTACATTAAAAAGAAAGCTATATGATTTCTGAACATTTGATAATGAACAAATAGAACAAATGACATTTAATGCAGATGAACAAAATGCTCTATTAGATGTAGAACTTATTAATGCTTGAGAAGAACCACAACCTATACAAGAAGGTCAAGACCATTTAGTATATATGGCTACATATTATCAAGCTGATGATAATGAAAAGAAATGGGAAGCTATAGAAGCTAGAAAGAATGCCTATCTAGAAAGCGCACAAAGAGCTGCACAGCAAATGGGACAAATGAATGCCTTAGCTTGAGGAGGCTGAGATAATACACAAGGTAATATAGCTGCTTCAAATGCTGCTAGTAGACAATGAGCTGCTATACAGAATGAAGCAAATAATATAGCAAGTAATGAAGCATAATAATGGAAAAACACGAAATTAATAACCTTAAAGAACTTCTTAACCATAAAGGATGGGAAGTTCTAAAAAAGGAATTAGAAGAAGAAATTGGAGAAATTGAAACTCTTATATTAGACAAAGCAAACAGTGAACATAATAAACTTAAATACACTGAATATGACTTATTAAGAGGTATAAGGAAAAATTATAAGACATTATTAGAAGAACCTACTACACTTATAGAAAGTTTTGATGTTTCTAATATAGACTAACTAAGTCCCAACCGATGTTGATGAAGTTGTAAAACTATTGCTTCTCTAGAACCCGAATAGAGTTCGCAAAATCTATTTTATTTCATAATCATTGTGGAAAATGACTAATGAAAATGCAGAATGAACTGTCGAAAATAAACCTACCTATGAAGAATTAGCAGAAAGACTTGCTAAAGCTGAAGGTAAAATTGTTTCTTTAAAATCTGAAAAGAAAGAAGAAACTAAAGAAGACAAGGTTGTAAATACAGACGAAGCTCCTAAGGAAGAACCAAAAGAAGAGGAACCTAAAGAAGAAGCTAAAACAGACAACCAAGAAACAAAAACAAACGAGCTTAACGAAGTTGAGGCTCTAAGAAAAGAACTTGAAGCTTTAAAAGCTGACAAGGCAATAGAATCTAATGTGGAGACAACAAATATGATGTCTATCACTTGAACACCAAAACCAGCTACCACATCTGAATATACTAAAGCTGATTTAGAAAGGATGACACAATCTGAATATAATGAAGCTAAAGCTAGAATAGACAGTGGTGATGCTAAACTAATTATTTAATAATAAATTAACAAATGGCTAACACTATTATATCTCCTACTATATTCGCTAAAGAAGTAGTAAGAAACAGAGACATTAAAAATGTATTTTATAACTACGCTAATTCAGCGTTTACAGGTGAACTTAAAAAAGCTTGAGATACAGTTACTGTACAAACTTTACCAACTTTATCATTCGTTACTGGATGAACTGCAGGTGCTGCTATATCTGCTACTGATTTCACTATCACTTCTGAAAACTTAGTAATTGACAGAGTTGCTCAATTAGCAGTTACTCTTAAAGATATTGAAATGGTTCAATCTAACCTTTCTTTAGAAGAAAAAGTTGCTTCTAGATTTGCTGAAGCTGAAGCTAGATTATTTGATGAAACAGTTAGAGACCAAATTTTAGTTACAGATGTTGCTTCTATTCCTGCTGGAAACAAAATTAACTCAGGTGCTCCAGTTACATTAACTAAAACTAACATTTTTGAAGAAATTGAATCTATGAAAGTTGCATTAGCTGAACAAAATGTTACTGATAACTTAGTGTTATTCGTATCTCCTTCTGCTGCTTCTTTACTAAGACAATCAGGTATCTTAGATGCTTCTGACTTAGGTTTAGAAACTAGAAAAAAAGGTTATATGGGTATGATAAGTGGACTTAAAGTTGTTGAAACAAATGCTTTAACAGCTTCTAAAGAAATGATTTTAATGCAAGATGGTGCAGTTAATATGGTTGCACAATTAAATCAATATGATGTTAGAAAAGCAACTGATGGTTTCTACGAAAACTTAATTGCTGAAGTTATATATGGTTTAAAAATCTTTGGTGAAAACGCTAAAGCGATTGCTATCAATTATGTAGCGTAAGCAAGTAATTTAATATGAAGAGAGAGAATGTAGAAGATAGACATCAACTAATAGGAGATGCTTCTAGTCTTCTCTCTTTTTTATTAGCTTATTTTTTAAAATGTAATAAATATGACAATAGCAGAAATAATAGCTAGAGCCCGTAGGCTTTGTTATGTAAGCTCGGCACAATATCCTGATGCAACAGCTATAGAGGATATAAATATAGTGTATAAGGATTTAACAAACACTATAACAAATGAAGTGAATGAAAATTTCTTCTTTGATATAATTAAAGCAGACACTGTAATAGGTCAAAATGAATATACATTAGATGACCCTACCAACTCTATATATGTAAATAAAATTAAAAGCCTTTATTATAAAGACTGAGACAAATATAGAAAAATAACACAATATAGTAAAGCAGACTTTGATGCACTACCTGAAGGTGCTGAATGATATTATGTAGCAGATAAGAGTGTATTTATATCTCCTACACCTACTGAAGAAATATTAGAAGGTGTAAAGCTAGATGTAATATTAAAACCAAATACACTTACTATAGCAAGTGGAGAAGATGAAATAGAATTAGAACCTGAGTACCATAATTTATTAGTTGAAGGTATTAAACAATATATATATCAAAGTAGAGGGTTAATAAATGAAAAGAATGATGCTAGAGGTGAATATGAAATGAAAAAGAATGAAATGGTGGGACAACTAACAGATAGAACAAGTGATGCTTCTGTCGGGCTACTTCCTGACTTAAGCTACTATTGATAACACTATTGATAATAAGTCTGATAGAGAGCTTTAAAAAGTGTTAGGCTATGTTAGTACCTAAAAAGAATAAACACCTCTTAGAACGCATTTAAATGCTAAATACAATGCATTTAGAGTAGAGTTTAGACACATATAACTAATAATAATTATGACAAACATATTTAGAATGAATAGTTTCACTTGATGATTAAGTGATGATAAGAATAGTGGTGTGGCGAATAGTTTTCAGAGTTGAGAGGGTGTTGAAATAAGAAACAATCCTCTTTCTCTTACATTACAAAAAGCACCAACAGAAGAAACAATAAACTGAACAGTGGTGGGAGAGTTTTTCTATAACTCGTTATTATATTTAGTTACAGACAGTTGATATTTATATAGTTTCAATTGAAATACAATAACGGAAGTTAGGAGTGATTTAGGAAGTGGAGTGGTCAACATTGTATTGTTCGGCGAATTTGTATATATACTATATTCAACAACAACATTAAAATATTTAGCTAAAGACGATATAGGTTGAACTATTACAACACATTCTTCTAGTTTCTCATTAACAGATAATAGGAGGGTTTGGAGTAAGCATAATGAATGGTTATTTATATCAGACTGACACTTCCTATTTAGATTAGATAAAGATAATACAGCTGTAGAAGAAATAATTTCATTAGATAAGAATAGTGAAAATAAATGAATGAGTGATGGTGGGAATTTACTAAAGATATATAGTTCAGATTGATTAAATACAACTGTAAGTTATGCAACATTTGCTACAGCTTGAGAAGAGAAAGTTGTAGAGAGTAGAGAATGGAGAGGACTTGATATACAATATGTAGTGAATAAAAGTGGTGTTGACTACTTATTTACAACTGATGGTGTATATGTTAGTCAAGGGTTTGATAAAAACAGACTTAAGAAAATTGAATGAATAAGTTGAAAGAATGCGGCGATTAATAAAAACATTACATATTTCGCTGTATGAAAGAGTGTATATAGTTGGTGAAACTTAAATAATAATTTTCCTGAAGTTGCTTCAACAGATGTAACATTAACAGAAGATGTTGAATATGTATCAACTATATGAAATTATGTTATAGCTTGTACAGCTGGTAACATTCATATTATAGATGTATTAGAATGAGACTATCAAGCAGAAGGTGTAGTGAAGAGTAGAGTTTATGTTGGTGATAGTGTTATAACTGATAAGTGAGCAAAAGAACTTAGAGTTGGTTATAATCCACTTCCTGAAAACACATCAATAACTATCAACTTATATAAAGATTTAGAAGACACAGCTGTATTTACAACAACTATAACAGAAACAGACTCAATGTTTACAAAACTTCCATTATCATTTGGTTTTAATTTATTAGAAGCTGAAATTGTATTAAATTCTTCCAACTGAACTAGTTCGCCGGAACTATTAGACTTTATGGTTTTATTTGATAATAATGGCTTATAATGAATATAATAGATTATATAAATACGGAAAGTCAGGAGGTGAATTTACTTTCTCCTTCTCCTTGAGTTGGTGAAAAACAACTTAGTTCAAACTCAATACAATGACTAAATAGTTTAGTAGGAGATATAGATTGAGCTTATTCACTTATACAACAAAATGAAGATGAGATAGCATTAAAGGTTGGTAATGATGAAGTTATAAGTAAGATTAACCTCTCAACAGAATGAATAGACATTAGTGCTGATAAAATATCAATAAGTGGTAGTACAACTTTTAGTAGTTGATATGACCCTAGTGATAAACTAGAAAGCTCAGATGTTGGTGATTTAGCTTTTCAAGATAGGGTGGGCGAATCTGATATATATGATAAAGCTGTTAGTTTTGCTAAATTATGAACAACAGTTGTTAGTTGATGATATATAAAAACTGATGTACTTGATGTTGATGATATATTCGCACAAAACATATCTGCAACTTGAACAATAACTTGAGCAACATTAAAAACTTCCACTTCTAGTAGTAGAGTTGAAATGGCTAATGATAAAGTTACATTATATGATTGATGAACTAGTAGTTATATGGAATGAGCTACACTATGATGACAATGAGCTGTATGATTTAGTTGATATGTTGCTATTAAATGATTTCCAGCATTATTTGCTACATCTATTTCATCTACATCTAAAGTTGCTGACAAATGGATAAAAGTGGATATTGCTTGAACAGATTATTGGCTACACGCCACAGCAGCTTAATTTAATTATAATAATATAAACAATGGCTACACAATATGATAAATACTTAGAAGGGTTTAATAAAGCCTGAGCTGAGGAAGCTAAAAAGATATATGAGGCAGGTGTTAAGAAAGCTGCTTGAGCAGATATTTCCAATTTTGAAAAAGCTTATAAAGATGCGCAAACTTGATTCAATACACCTAAAGCTCCTAAGCCTACACAAGAACAAATAGATAATAGTTATAAAGAAGAAAAAATAGCTTGAGACAAGAGTGGATTAGTTACAAATGTTCCTAAAAAAGAAGAACCTGTTATTTCTCCTATTATGAATAGAGCTACAGAAGATAGTAGTATTAAAGAGAATGCAATAGCAGATATTAAAAATATGCAAGAAGATAATAAATGATTAACATCAACAACACCTCAAGCAGAAGTAAAACTTAAACCTATAGAAGATAAAGACTTTAGCTCAGAATTTAAAACAGCTTTTGAGAGAGGAATTGAGAGTGGTAAGAGTGTAGAAGAAGTTAAGAAACAATTGTCTTCTTATTTTGCTAAACAATGATATGATGTTGCTTCTTTAGAAAAACAATATGCTCCTATAGTAGAGCAATATGCTTCACTAGACAGAACAGCAGACGACTTCTATTCTTCTATGTTAGCTTGAGAAGAAATAGCTGATAGTAAATGGCTTTCTAAGAATAGTACAGACTATCAAGTGGCAGAAGCTAGAATGAAAGTGTTTCAAAGTTTGCCAAAAGACTTAAGTAAGTTGGCTGATTTAAAACTTACAGATGAACAAATTGCTTCACTTCCTAAAGAAACATTAGCAGAAGTTAATAGAATAAAAGCTGAAAGAGGTACAATATTAGATGATATTGATAGTATAACAGATGCTGTAACTAGTGGTAAATGAATAGCTAGTGAGTTATGATTTTCTACTAATACAGAAACTGAATCTAGTTATATAGAAAAACTTAGTAAAACTAAAAGTGTTTTAGATGAAGAAAAAGCTTATTATGATAACTTAAGACAAGAATATAGAAATGTTGAGAATAGTGTTAATAACAATCCAAAATATAAGGATATGCCTCAATGAGCTAAGAATGCTATAATAAGAAGAGAGAAAGCTGCTATACAAAAGAAAATGGATAGTAGTGTTGAATCACTTGCTGTTCATAAAACAGCTTATGATATAGATAATGCTGAATGGAAAACATTACAAGATGTTCAATATAGAAATAATAGAACTAGAGTTGAGATGTTTAATAAAACTTTCAGTGTGTGGCAAAAAGAAAAAGAGCTTGTAGATAAATTAGATTATGAACAAAAATTAGAAGAAATAAAAAATGATTGAGCTTTAGCTAGTGAGTTTGCTTTTCAAAACTTATGAAGTGGTGTTATTGTAAGAACTAATAAGAAAACAGGTGAATATGAGTTTATAGACATAAACAATATCCCTGCTTGAGAAGATGTTATTGCTGCGAACTGAGTAACTATAAATGATAATGGTATAGACTTTTCAACTTCTAAAGACTTAGTAGCTAAATATCCTTGAGTAGCTTGATTTAAAAATAATAACCTAACTTGAATTACTTATCAAGCAGCTAGTAATGAATTAAAGAAAATATGGAGTGAAGCTTGAATAGATTTTAAAGAATGAACAGCTAGACCAGAAGAAGAAGGTGGTAATTATGTTAAGTTTGGCACTATACAAGATTGATTAGAAGCTTATAAAATTGCTTTAACAGAAAGAGGTGATGATGTATATTTAAGACTTAAAGCTTGGGTAGGTTGAGATGAAGAAACAAAAAAGAAATATGCAGATGATTTAATGTGGGAAGCTTGAATAGATAGAGGTGAGCAATTTAGTGAATTAGATGATGAAAGACTTAATAGACTTATGATTGCTCAACTTAGAAAAGAAAGCCCTTGAATGTTAGAAGAAATGAAGAAAGCTTGAATTATTGATGGTAATAACATTAATTTAGAAGCAGGTAAAACTAGTAGCTGATGAACAACTACTGAAAATGTTCAATGAGGTACGGTTCAAGATTTAATGAATAGAACTTCTAAAGAATATGCTATCACTCAGTTATGACAAGCTGCATTTGGTTGAGGTAGAGCTTTCTCAAATGAAGATTATAAAAACGCTGAAAGAATGTTAGAGGCTAATCCTAATATGTCTATTATAGAATTTAAAGATGGTGTTAGATGATATCAAATATTCACAGGAGATAAAAAGTTATGAGATGTACTTAAGGATAAATTAAAATGAGCTTGAGTTAAAGACTTTAATTCTCTTTCTGATTTTATTAATGAAGAAAACTATAATCAAGCTATTAGAGATGTGGAAACTCAAATTATTGATTCTGTAGAACCTGAGAATAAAATTAGAGAAAATAAAATATCTCTTATAAATAAAAGAACTAATGAACTTCTTGATTTAATATCAGAATGAGAAGATGTTGTTTGACCTATGGAATGAACATTAGAAGTATTCTTATGAAGATTACAAGAAGAAGAAGCTACAGCTATTGAAAATAGAATACAGGCTTTAATATCTAAACAAAGAAATGAAATAGCTTGAGTAGCTATGAGTGATAGAGAATTAGAAATAATAAGGCCTTTATTCCCAAATATAACTATGAGAAAAGATGCATTAATAGATGCTACAGAACAAGTTAAAGTTAGAGGTATTGATGAATTAAATACATTTAGAAATTCTTTATGACTTCCGTCTTTATCGGAAAATATGATAGGTAGTATTAATCTTGAAAATAGAATTGATTTATATAAATGATGACAAAAAGAAAACAATAATAATGAAACAGTTGTCAATGTATGATGATTTAAAATAAACCTAAAAGATAATAATGGTTTATGAGAAGAAGCTAATAATCAATTAGATAGTATATTTAATTAATAATATAAATATGATAGAAAATTTTACAGAGCAAGAATTAGATATTGCTAGACAGGTAAAAGAACAAGGAGGTAGTAGAGATGATTTTTTAAATGTTGTAAAACAAATTAGAGAAGGACAATGAGAAAGTTCTTCTTCTAATTTATTAAATAAAG